CCGGCGATGCGCTTAAAGCCGCGGGGCACGTCGCGGTCGAAGAGGCGCTCGAGCTCGAGGGCCGGGTAAGCGTCCACGACCAAAGGGTCCGCGTTTTGCTGGACGAATCGGGCGGCGCCGTTGGCAACCTTGGTGCCGACATCGAGGGCAAACTCAAGGCGATCGGCCAAGGCCCCAGTCTCAAAATCCTTGAGGAATCCTGTCAGATGCTCCCGCGCTGTGGCCGGGTTGAAGCCCTCTGTTACGGTCTGCGCTTTCCCTTCTCGCTCGACCTGCTGGGGGTTGACCAGGTCCAAGATGGTCTTCTGGATCTCTTCCGAGACCGTCTTGATTGTGCTCTGTGCCGCCGCCGCGGCGTATTTGCGGACGGAGGCTTCAATGGCGGCCCTCTGGGCCGCCGTCAGTTGCGTCGAGATCTTCCCGGCCGCTTGCAATTTGGCCAGTTCCTCGGCGAAAGATTTTGTCGGATCGAACAGCATGGAGCCTCCGCCTTCCTATACGCCGTCCTCGCGTCCGGGCCCCGTGCTTCTGGGTCGATGCCTCACCTTGGGCAGTATAGTCCAGGCTTGGGGATCGGCCGCTTGGCTGTTCGGGTCCTCGATCTTGACGTCGCCGCTTTGGACACGGCCCAATTCCTCAAGCGCCTTGTCGTTCGCGTCCTTCCGCTCCCTGGTCTGCATCTTTACCAATTGCGGAAAGCTTATCAGCCACCGCCAGCGGGCCACATCGATGACCTCATTCATCAACTGCTCCGGAACCGTTCCGTCCGGGCCGAGGGGCGCATCGCCGGCGACGATCTTGCCGCGGACGGATTTGACCACCCGCACAAGCACCGACGTCAGCCTCTCCTGGGACCCTTGGATGGCCGACAGTGAGGCGCGCTCGAGCGGCGTCAGTTCGTCCATGACGTCATCGCTCGTGATGGTAATCCAGGCCATAGGCAGTAGTTTTGGGCGCCCCAGGTAACCCCTCCAGTCCCCAGGGCGCCCGTGCGGTCCGCAAGTCAGTTGTTTGGCACGTTGAAGAGCAGCATCAAATTGGTCAGGCTGCCGTTGGTGCCCGAGTTCGAGATGCCGGTGACGAACAGGGCCATGTAGCCGTCGAGGGAGCCGCGGGACCAATTGGTGGCGGCGAGCTGGGTGCCGGTGCCGAGCAGGAGCAGGGGTGGAGTCCAGCTCCACGCTGAGGCGGTGACCGGATTCGTGCCGTCCACGCTTGGGGCGATATACATGGTGATCGGATTCGCCGAGCCGCTGGCGTTCGACAACGTGGCGGAGGCCTTGAATTGCCATTGCGCCGCTACCCCTTTTCCCTGCCGTAGAGGCACGTAGGCCATCGTCTGGCTTGCTGGCGTGGGATTGGTGGCCGTGATGTAGCCCGGCATGTTTGTCGGGCCGGTGAACGTGGTCGGATAGCCCTGCGAATCGGCCGCGTGGACTTGGGGCCACAGCAGGCTGAGCAGGCCGAGGCCGATGACGGCCAGGGCGGTCTTGGCGGCCGCGCCGGCTTTAGTGCTGCCTGCTGAAGCCGGCGTTCCGGAGGCGGGTGGCTTGGCCGCCGCCGCCAGGCCTGGCGCTTCCTCTTTGAGGTGCGCTTTGGCGTAGCTCTCAGCGTTCTCCAGGCATTGTTTGACGCGGGCTGTTAGGCGCGTCTTGGCTACCTTTGTCAGGCCGTCGATGGCGGCCTTGATGTTTTGTATGACGTTTTGCATAGCTTTTTCCTTTTAACGTTTGTCAGCGGTTATTTGCGTTTCGGGTTCAGTCGATCGCGCCCACGGCCGCCGAGTTGGTAACGCACGGCAGTGTGGTCCAGTCCATTTTGAGGACCTGGTCGCGTTGGTCGACGGTCATGTAGGAGCCGGCGCGGAAGAAGCCGCCCATGCGCGCGAACGTCTTCATGAAGGACGGGTCCATGCGGTTGGGAGTGCTGTTGCTGGCGAAGACGATGACGCAGGTGTCCAGCAGGAACTGGATGTTGCTGGCTTCGCCTGGGGCGGAGTTATCGATGACCATGAGCGAGAGCTCGCAGTCCGGGTTGGTCATGAGCAGGCGTTTCACGTCGCCAATGGTCGGGGAGACCGTGCCGATGCTGTCCGAGCCACCGGCCCCGCGGTCAGCCGAGACGATGAAGCGGGCGCGGACGTTGGGGTTATTCTTGAACTGCTTGAATTTCGTGGTCCCAAACAGGACCTTGACCGGCGCGCCGTTTTTGGCGGCGAGCATGACCTGGAGGATGAGATTGTCCAGGAGGGCGACCGGGTCCACGCCGGCATCGGTGAAGTCAGCATGGGCGGTAAGGCTGGAGGCCAGGGCGGCGGTCTGGGCCATCGAAACGATCTCGTTTTCGAGGGAGAGGCCAGAGGCATCGGCCAGCGTGCTCTGCGCTTCCATGATGGAGAATTGGAGGCCTTCATCGCTCAGCTCTTCGGCATTCGGGACCGGGAAGTCCAGGGCGTTCGGCTCGAGGGTCTGGCTTGCATCGGTCGCCGAGAACCCGAGCATGGTCGCCGGACTGCCGGGCTGGCGTTTGGTGTGCGGGACGCGGTAACGGTTGTTTTCGGTATAGACCTTATACCGGAACGTGAGGTCGGGGACCTCGCAGATTGGGCTGATGAACTGGCCCACGGGCCGGATAGCCTTTTGGCTGGCCGTGATGGCGAAGTTCGTCAGGAGCGGACTCGTAGCGAGCTGTTGAAGTCTTGTCATAATCGATTTCCTTTATTGGTTGAGTTTATTTGCGGCGGTCTGCCGAGACGCCGCTACGCGGTTAGAAGGTCACCAGACGCGCGGGGATTCTCCGGCAGAGGAGGAGCTGGCCGGCGATGCCGGCTTCCTCGGCAACGAACTCCACAAGGGTTGCGCCTGCCCCGGTTTGCGGCGCATAGACGCGGCCCCAGATGTTGGGGCTGAGGGCGAGCTTGTCGCCGGGGTTGCAGGTCAGGTCCAGGAGGATGCGGCAGTTTTGGTCCATGCTGGGAGCCTCGGCGGCAACCTGGTTGCCCTGGACATCGCCGCTGGCGCCAACGAAGCAGGCGATGTCGGTTACGGCGCCAGGCAGGTCGAAAGCCGGGGAGCCGTTGCGGTTGACGATTTTCCAAAGGAGATTTTCCTTGTCGGTCAGGTTCGAGTTAGCGGGCAACGTGATGTCGCCCCGCTTGGTGTCGCCCTGGCTGGGATTGAGAATAACGTTCATATTTTGGTTCGTTTTTCGGTTTTTGTGTTCTTTGCGTTCTTTGCGGTTAAGGGCCGATTAACCCGCGTTCTCGATCTCCTTTTGCGCCATGACGACGGAGGTCGCGAGGCCCAGGATCGGTGTTTCCTTTCTCAACTCCGCCGCCCGGTTCATGATCTTGTTCGCCTTGAGCGTTTCGTCCCGGCTCGGCGTTTCCTCCCCCACCTTTCCGCCTGGCGGCTTGGTCTGGCGATTGAAGAGCTTGGTCTGCTCTCGGGCGGGCGCGGCCTCGACGGGCTTGAAGCCGAACTCGCTGAGCGCGGTCACCCGCTCCTCACGGTTTTTGAGGGTGACGAGGATCGGGCGGAGCCGGTTCCGGATCTTATCGTCTTTTTTGATGCCATGGCCATCCATCAGCGCATCGCACTGCTCGCCCAGGAGCGTTTGGTTTTGGTCCCCAAGGTCTTTCACTTGGACCTTGAGCGGTTCCACCTGGGCCTCGGCCTGGGTGGCTCGGTTCATCAGCTTGACCACTTCCGCCAGGACGGCCTCTTCGGACGCGTCGGCGGACAAACCAAGCCGGGTTGCTACGGTCTGCATTGGTTTCCTTTGGTTAGGAGTTTGTGTGTTATCCGCCGGCGCGGAAGCGCCGCGAAATTGGTCCCGGTTGGTGATCGGTTTCCCGCCCTTATTATTGGGGCTGTTGGTAAGCGAAAGCCCGTCCAGCCGAGTCGGCCGCATGCGCTTGAGCTTGCCCTCAGAGTTCAGGACCTTGAGGTCTCGCGCGTCATACTCGGTGGAGAAGAACCGGTAGTCTCCGCCATCCACGGCCGGCTTGCCCGTCGCAGTCCACCGGATGCGCCCATAATAACCATCAGCGCGGCCCTGGAGCCGGTTCAGCCAGCCGTAAGCGGTGGATTCCTTGTCGAGGTCGTGCTTGAAGTGCTCGTGATCGATGAGCATTTCGGCGCCGTGGGAGAGCCGGCCGGCATCAGCGTCCGCATTGAACCGATTGACGATGGATTGGATGGCTGTGTCATCGATGACCTGGATGATGCCCCGGTCGCGGGCCGGGTGCTCGCCTTTGGCCTCGAGCTGATACCAACCATCCGCAGGGTGCTGGAAATTGCGATTGAGAATGGGGCGGTTCAGAGGGTCGCCAAGGTCGCGGTTGGAGACGTTCTGCGCGATCTTGCCGCAAATCTTTTTGGCGCTTTCCTCGGAGTGGCCCTCGCAGGTGGTCATGTGCAAGACACAACCGTCAAAGCCGCCTTTGAAGGTCCCGTCTTCGTTCATGTGTTCACATTTGGGTTTGCTCATGAGAGGTATGGGATTGATGGGAATTATGGCGTCATTGTTGCCGGCCTTCCCGCTGGTCAGCAGTTTTTTCGGCGCGGGCCTGGCCGGTCATCTGGGCGCGGGCGCCGTGCCAGATGGCCATGCTGTGATGGTGTCTGCGCTGGTTTTCATGGAGACGGCCGTTTTCTTCGTCGCCTTTATCGCGGGCATGGACAGCCGCCGCCGCGTGGGCTGATTCAGCGCGGCGGTGTGCCTCATGAGCCGCTTCATGATCCTCGGGGAGGTCGGTGCCCTGGGCCTTCTCAGTGGCGTCGCCGGCATGGGCGGAAGCTTTCCAGGACGGGCCTTGGTCGGACTCGGAGAATTTGCCGCTCTCATCACGGGGATGGAGGGATTCATCGAAGCCGCCGCGATTGGCGACCATGGGCTTGGACTTGAGGCCCTCGAGGAACGCCTGTTCGATGACTGGTTGGAGCGCCCGCGCGGCGGCTGGATCCGCAAGGACGTCCTTTTGGAGCTGTGGAAAATCCGCCAGGAACACTTTGAGTTTATGGGAGAAGATCGCGTCATCTTGGATCTCGAGGATTTTCCCGAGCCGCTCCAGCACATGGCCGAGGTCCTCGCCCACAGCCGCCACAAACCCCGGCGCCGAATTGTCGTTGACGCGCGCCGAGTTGCGGATTATCGTTTGGTTCGGGCGAAGCGGTTCGGCCGTAGAGATTGGGGTTGGCTCGCCAGCATCAATCGTCGCCCGGTTCTTAAACTTCACCACTGACACCGGGACTAATTGCCTGGCCTTCGTCCGGACCTCTTCCACTACAACGGTGGTGGCCGCCGTTTTCCGCGTATAGCGGATGCCGTCCCTTCCCAGTTTAGTCCGGCCGGCATGCTCGATGGTGTCCGCCTTGCCAATCGTCTCCGGCAACGCCGCAATATCCTCCCGAGTTACCGCCACCTGGCCACGCGGTTCCTCCCGCTCTTTATCGCCGTGCTCTTTGTGGATATGGCGCAACGCGTAATTGTCCACCGCATGGACGTGGCCCGAGACCTCGAGGCCGGTTGCGGTCTTGATCCGCCCGGCCTCATCTTCATCCACCGGCCGGTAACTCATTACCCGATGCGACGGATCCGTCGAGGCAATGGCCCGGTCATGAAAGGCGGCCAGCTCGGGACCGCTGGCAAATTGGCCTTTCTCGTCATGGTTCGGATTGCCGGCCCCATTCAGAATCAACCGCCGCATCTCTGCGTCCCGGTTATCTATCGGATCATCGTCCCCGCCAGGCTGGGCTTGTTCGGCGGCCTCAGTCTGGGGACTCTCGGCCGCTTCGTGGGCCGGGGATCCGTCTGGTCCCGGACCCTCGCCGGGATTAGGATTACGATTAGGATTAGGAGCGCCGTGGGCTGGCGTGGGTTCGTCCTCGAGCTGGTAGCCGGTCTTTTCCTCAAGCCATGCCGTCTCGGCCTTCTTTCCCGCCGTGCTGAGGGCGACCACATTCTTGACGAGTCCATCGATGTTGACCTCGGCTTTGGCGGAAAGTTGCCAGTAGGCGAGCGCAGGCTGGCCTGGGAATTGGGCGGCCAAGATCTCGGCATCGAACTGGCGCTGGAATTCCTCGGAGATGGTTGCGGCGCGGCCTCCGGCGATTTCATCGAAGGTATCCTGGTGGGCGCCGCCGGCGAGGGTGCCAGAGCCGCTTTCGGCGAGCATGGTGAGCTTGCCGCCGGTGGCCGCCAGCACCAACTCCATATCCAATCGGTTGAGGCGGGGCGTGAAGGGATCAACGCCGCGCGGATGATCGTTGGCCTTATAGGAACTGCCGTTCGGGATGGCGCCGCTTCCACCCTCGGCGACTCTCTGCGCGGCCTCCTCATAATCGTGTTCCTTGCCCTGCGGGACGTTGGGAGGCATGGTTACGACGCCGCCCGGAATGGCGTAAATTTCGACAAAGCCGTCCCAGTCTTTTTCCGCCAGGTTGGCGCGGACGAAATTCACCAGTGCGATTTCGTCAATGGGGCGGGGCTCTTCGACGATGATGAAGTCCTCGAGTGGCAGGTTCTCGCGGCCGATGCAGAAGTTGGCGCCAAGGAACATGAGCGGCGCGGAACTCGAGCGACTGTCCGGGTTCCAGAACCAGTTGCCATCCAGGCCGTCGCGGCAGACGCACCATTGATGGAGGGGTTCGAGGTGATAGACCTGGCCGTCCGCATCGCGGTGCTTTTGCAGATGGGCGTAGCCGCGGAAGTGGGCAAGGTGCAGGTGAGCGACGGCCGCCTTGAGGTTATCGATGCGGTTGTAGGCTTCTTTGAGGGCCTTGGCCTGGGCGTCGGCCATTTCCGGCGTAGCACCGTCCGGGAGGTCTTCTTTGGTTTTGATTTCCCAATCGAAGCCCAATAGCGGCGCCTCACAGCGGGTGATAAGGGCGCTGAGCAGGTAGTAGGCGCGCTCGATCTTGCGGTAGGTCCATTGGCAATAGGCAGTGTCGCCGCGCTGGGAAAGCTCGAGGAGCTCGACCACGCGGCGCATGGTGAGGCCGCGGAGCGGGTTGTAGTTTTCGCGCCAGCGGTTGGCGGCGGTAACGATCTGTCCCGGCCGGCCGGAAGCAGTGCCACCGCGCGTTAACTTGTCACCGGCCTTTGGAGCCGGGGCGACCATGGGTTGCTGGATTATATCCGCGACCCTCTCGACGCCGCCAGGCGCCGTGCTGAGCGTGGGGGTCGCCTCCGGATTCTCTTCGGCTCTGGCCTTCACCGGCGCTGTCTTCGCGTTCTTTGCGGTTGTTTTCACGCCAGCACGCTCCTATCGCGCCTCTCGGCCAGGATCTTTGCCCGCTTGCCGCTGAAGGCCATTGGCATCAGAGGGGGCGGTCCCTCGCCAGCCGAGCAAATCGTGGCCGCCAGGCGCGCATAGCACTTGGCCAGGCCCAGATGGTTTTCGATCCCCTCGATCCAATCTTCCTGGCCAGTGCCGACGTCGCGCTCTTTGCGGACATTCAGCAGATGGCCGTCAAGCACGGCCTGGCTCACACCAGGTCCGATGTAGGTTTGGGGCAGGCGCGCCCGGCGCAAGATCCGGACCGCCTTGCCGCCGTCGCCGCCGACCATCTCAATGACACCGTCCTTGGGACCCAGGAAATCGTTCACCGCAGTCTGGATGCTTTCACTGCGGTTGGTTTTGATGAGCGGATAGATTCGGCCCTCTTGAGTGAACCCGATCGTCTGCTCGATCCCGCGCGCCTCGCCCGCGACAAAAAGCACAGCCGCTGCGCGGATACCGCGCCACCGCGCCCGCTGGCCATCCCAAGACAGTCCCGCGCCCAGATTGGAGAGGGTCATCTTGAGCAACTCGCTTTTCGGCGCTATCGGCGGCTGATAATTCTCCAGCCCGTTGAGCGCCAGAACGAGGCGCTTGGTCAAGTCGGGCTCGCCGCCCGCGTCCAAAAACAGACAGCCAATGCCGAGCGCGCTCATCAGTATTGGCACTCGCGCCGGCGCGGTCCCGCTGGCTATCAGCTCAGCCCAGACACAGGCGCTGACCAGCGGCCCGCGGATTTCGTCACACCAGAACCAGCAGCGAGGCCCCATGTCCATGCCGGCGACGCGGACCGTTGCGGGCGGAGGTCGAAACAGGCTCATGCCGTATGGCTCGGCGGCCTCGGGCTTCTCGGCCAGGCCGAGCTTGCGGCAATCGTCCAGTACCGCCTGGGTGATGGGCTGGGCGGCGCCGGCGTTGGGAATGGCCACCCGATCGCAGTAGAATGCCTGCATTGCGGAGCCGGACGGGTCCTCAAAGGCGGCATACCAGGCGCCAATGATTTCCTGCATGCTGATGGCGCTGATGTTGAGCTGAGAGACGCGGACGCCCAGGCGGGCCTGGGCAATTCGCTCCGGGTGCTTTGCCACATAGTGGCCGGCATCCCGGTCCAGCTCGGTCCCGCACTCAGGACAGGCGATGTAGTAATGGGCGAGGCGGTCGTGGCCGATTTCGGGCGAGACGATGGGATCGGCGGCGCTCTGCCGAGACGCCGCTACGGCTATGGCGGCGCGCCAGGTGGCTGAGTGACCATCGGGCCTGCGTATGCGGATACAACGGGGGAATTCTTCCTCGAGGCACCATTCACGGCCGCACTTCGGGCAGGGCACCATCTTGACGTGGAAGCTCGAGGCCTTGAGCCGGGCATTCTGGCCGGCGCCGGCAATGCGTTGAGTGCCGATGAAGCAGGTCAAATGCAGGGGCGAGTTGGTCATGCGCGCATCGACGTAGCCGATGTTGCGGTCATCGATGTCATCCACCTCGTCCAGCAACGCCAGGTCCAGCGTCAGCGAGGTCGGCACGCGGTGCATGCCGCAGAAATTGCCGAAGGCCTTTCTTTCACCGTCTGTGACGGTGAAGCTTTCCTTGCGGTCGATGGTCTTGCCGCTGGCGTTCTCGACCTTGCCCAGTTGGATCATTTCCGCCATCCACGGATAAAGGTCCACCACGTTGGGCCGGAATTTCTGGCCCACGATCTCCTCGACCTTGAGCCGGTCCGGAAGGTAATTGCCGACGCTCTGGAAACGGATGGCCGTGATGTAGGCCATGAGGTTCAGCTCGAGCACCGTCTTGCCGAACTGGGCCCCGCCGCCCACGGCGACGGTAGCGCCCTTAAGCTGGTGGGGACTGAACCGCACACCGTCGATGTCCACCGGCTGGGCGTCCAGTGTGTTGCGGGTGATTTTGTCCAACCAGTCAACGATGAGCTCGAGGGGCGCGCGGCCCTGCATCGAGAATGCACCGCCCGTGCCGTCGCGTTGCAAGACCCGTGCATGATTGCGAAGGAAGTCTGCAAAGGAGGCGCAAGGCGGGGCATTGCCGATTTTCTTCGATCGGGACAGTTGGGCGTCCAGGAGATCGGCGCCGCTCTGCCCCGCCTTCGCTGGGGTTACGACGGGCAGGCGAGGCGCCGCTACGGGTCGGACGGCCTGGGGCGCGGGCCAACAACCTCCCGCGCCCCCCGGCTTATCGTCTGGCCTCGCCGCCGCGCTCGCGCTACCTGCCGGGCTCGCCGGCCGGCCGGGCTCGGTCGCTGCGCTTGCGCGCGCGGGTCGCTTGGGCCCATGGTCAAGAAGCTCGCGGGCGGCGTCACTGGCGCACTTTTCCTTCACCGGCTGGCGCCGGTTATTGGCCGAGGAGAGGCCGCCCGCATCGTATGTGGAATTCCGTTTCACTGTGGCTTGCTCGGGTTCATTGGCTCAGCACTCGCGCTTTGAGGAAGGCCTCAAAGGCGGCGACGGGGATGCGCCAGAACTTGTAGGCCCCGGTCCCGACATTGATGGCGGGCAAGGAGCGCGCCTCAATAAGCTGGCTGACGTGGCAGCGGCTGACGTTTAGGCGCCGTGCGACTTGGGAGACGGTGAGCAAGGGGGGCTCGGGGAACGGCCCTGCCTGGCGAGGGAGGGCGGGCATAACCATGGCGACGGGGGGCTTGGTGAAATTGAACTTCGCGCCCGAGGACCGGCGCCGGGCGGCTCCATTGAGAGGGGGCGCCGCTGGCATGCGTTGCGGCAATGGTTTGGTTTTCATGTGGAGAAACTTGCCAGGCTCTCGAGGCGTTTGAGGCGGCCCTTTTCTTCTTCCTCGGTCTCAGCCTTTTCGGGCTCGGGAAACGAGACGGTTTCAGCGTATGCGGCCAGCAGTTCGTTGAAATTGTCCAGGGCGTCGGACATGGCCCGGCGCCAGTGCGGATCGATCTTCAAGCGGAACGCGTTGGCTTCGGAGACGGTCGCAACCATTTTGGGGCTGCAATTGAAAAGCCGGCTGGTCTCGTCGGCATTCAGGCCGCCTTCGAGACAGAGGGTCATCGCCGCAACGCGCGGCCAATAGAATATCTGCGGGCAGACGGGGAGGTCCATGGCGATTGTGCCCACGCCGAATTGGCGCGTGACCGCGCGCAGGGCCGCCACGCCGATCAAGAGGCGCGTGGGTGTCAGCATGGCGCCCCTCCGGCCAGAGGGCCAAAAGCGGGTTTACGGAGCCGGGTCGCGATCCTGCCACTGGCTCTAAACCGCCTTGAAGAATGCGCAGGCGCCTTGAATAGGTGGCTCCAGACGCGAGCCGCCACTTTCTTACCTGGGCGGTCTTCCGGCGCATCCTGGGACAAAAGGGCCGAGGGCTGAGAATCGGGTGTCGAGTGGGGAAGGTTCATGCTGGTTCGATCATGGCGCGGGCTTCCTGGTATTTGGCCAGGGCGGCGGGGTTGTCCTTGAAGGCGTCCGCAACCCACTCGAGGCCGGCCTGCTGTTTTGTGCGGGAGGCCTCGCTGAAGCGGGTCTGGTCGAAGCCCAGGCGGCGCTCTTGAAGGTCCTGGTCGCGGACCTTGAGGAGCAAGGCAAGGATAGTCTTGACCTCCTGGGGTTTTGCCTGGGGCGACTCGGAGATCTCGTAGGCCTTCTGTTTGATAGCGTCGAGCGTGGCGGCGTCGAACTGGGCCGGGTGCGCCTTCGCGTCTTCGGCGCGTTCATCGGCGGTGGTGACCGCGCGGCGCCGGCGCTCGAGCAGGTGCGGGGTGCAAACGTCCTGCCAGAACCGCTTGAAGGGATCGAGCGAGCGCAGGGTGACGCCGAACTCTTTCTCGGTCAGAAGGCGGGCCTCATGGTAGGGCACGCCCGAGAGCAACCAGTCAGCGAGCTTCGCCTGCTGGTCTTCCGGCAGGTTCAACAGGATGGCGTCTGAGCGGGGCTTTCTCATTCGAGTGCGGAGTGAGGAATGCGGAGTGCGGAATGGCCGCAAAGAACGCAAAGAACGCAAAGAGCGTCAGTCGGAGCGTCGCCAGCCGAAAGACCGCCGTCTCTGTGTTCTCTGCGTTCTTTGCGGTTCATCAGGCAACTCCCTGTTCGGCCAGGTAGTCCCGGCCGGCCGCCGTGGTTTTGTACTTCCGCACTTCGGGGGAGACCGGCTTGCTCTCGTGGGCCAGCAGGCCCTTGCCCGCATCGGCCAGGTAATCGATCTCCGCCTGGACATCCTCCCGGCTCAGGCCGCGGAAGCCCTCGGAGGCGAGGTATTGCCGCGCCAGGCCTACGGTGAAAGTGCCCAGGCCGTAGCGCAACAGGCTCAAGCGCACCTGCTCTCGTAGTTCCGGCGTCAAGTTCATCAGCGTGGATTAGCGGCTCGCCTTCCCGATCACTCCAAAATTGCGAAGGATGGCGATGATGCGGTCGGGTGTGCCGTCGATCTTCTCGGAGAGCTCTACGCGGACGCTCTCGATGTGCCGGCGCATGGCTTCGTCCTTCTCCTCGATTTTTTCGTAGATTGCCTTGCGGCTCAACCCGGCCGCCTTGGTGTCCTCTTCGCGGATGGTGCGCAGGCTGCCGAGCTCGCCCTCGATGGTCTGGTGTCGCGCTTTGCAGGCCGCGTCGGTCACCAGGCCGTGCTCGATCCTGACTCCAAGCGGCTGAGGGCTGATGGCTCGTCCCTCGGGCTTATCCTCCGGCCAGACGTTGCGCTTGAACTTGATAAGGCTGTTCAGCAGGGCCACCAGGAAGAACAGGCAGGCGAGCCAGGCGGCGATGGAAGCAGGAACGGAGTCGAGTTGGGCGAGCATGGGAGAGGGCCGAGTGTCGAGTGTCGAGTGTTACTTGTCGAGCGCGGCTTGGAGCTGGTCGGCCTTTTGCTGATACGCTTTGGCCATCTTCTCCCTGCCGGCCGCGCGATGGGAATCGCGGACGGCAAGGGCCTCTTCGAGCTAGAGAAGCTTCTGGCGCGGCGAGAGATCGGCGTCCGCGGGCCGGCTTGGCTTTATGGCGGCGCCCTGCCGAGACGCCGCTACGCGGCGTTTGGAAGGGCGTGCGCCACATTCCTGGACGCGGGTGGGATGGGGGCCGGCAAGCGTGGGCGCGCCGTTGCGGACCGGCGCGTCCCTCTCGGGAAGCAGGGTTGCGCGCAGTTCATACTTGAGGGCGACCAGGCGCTCGAGGAGATCGATGACGCGCTGGACGCAGGCGACCTGCTCGCGCAGGTCGCTCACCGTCTGTTCGATGTGCGGTTTCATGTTCTCTGCGGTTACTTCGCCGGGGCCGGTGCGGGCGCGGGGAGCGCGGGGCGCGGCTTCCACTCGGGGCCGGTGAACATCCCCGGCAACGCCGCAATGCGGGCGGCCAGGGCGGATTGCTGGGCGACCGTGATGACGGTCCCGGTCGGGATCTGCTGGAGCAAGGGGAGCAACGCGGCCGCCGCGGAGACGCCCAGGCCGATGGGGCCGCCCGCGGCCGCAACCACAGGCATGGCCTTCTCCACGAATGGCAGGACGGTGTTGATGACGTTCAGGGCGTCTTCGGCGACGATTTCGACAGTTTGAAACGTGGTCATAAGAACTGGATTGGTGGATGGTTGGATTGATGAGCCGGACTGGCTACGGAATAGCGTTGGTCACCGCGCCCGATTGCAGGTTGGTGTAGGTCATGACGGCCGACAGGAGGCCGTTGCTCGAAGCGGCCGAGAAGAGGAGTTTGTATGCCGACCGGGCGCTCAGGTAGTCGTTGTAGCAGGCCGGGGCGTTGGTCCGGATGATTTCCGCGGTCTCGACCACGCCGGGCGCGTTGGCAGTGAGGTAGCTGTAGTTCACCAATTCCCAGGCCTCGAAGTCATCCAGCGCAGTCGTAGTTGTAACGACCGTCTGATCGGCCCAGTAGAGGAATGGATCGCCGGAATAGACGCCGCCAGGGGCGAGTTGCGTCGCACAGCCTGGCGAGAGCAGCACGAGCCAGAGGCAGACGCCACTGCCGGCCAGGATGGCAATGGTTCCCTGGACGAAGGTCCAGAGCATCGCCGCGCCGAGGCCGCCCGGCCGGGCGTCCACGACGCTGGGGGGCTGGCCAGTGTTCGGCGCGGCCTGGGCGGTGGTCGGGGCGGATAAGCCGGCTGAAGCCGGCGCTCCGAGCGAGGCATCGCCGATGTCGCGGGCCACGCCCGCGCGCAGGAACGTCAGCGCCAGCGCGCAAAGGGCTAGGTAGATTTCGTTGGGAATCGTCCACCAGTGTTGCCACTGGCCGAGGAGGAGGAGGATGACGAGCCAACTCGTCAGGTGGGTTTTCTTGCCCTGGAAGGCTTGGATGAATGCGTTCATAGTATTTTGGTTCACTGACGGTGCGATTAAATCACGCCTCATCCGGGGTACAAAACGGACGGTAGGCTTATCTCGCTTTTTCCTGGAAGAATCTTGGAGTGCACCGGCAGACCGGAGCCGCGACGGCGCTTTTCGGGGCGAACCAAAGCGGTGTCACGCTCCGCTTGCCACCGCACTCCACAAAAAAACCTCAGCCCTGGGGGGTTGAGGTGCGGATATCCTGGCAGACCGCCGCGCGGCTGTCAAGAGTTGGAAGTTGGAAGTTGAAAGTTAAACGTTCAACGCTCAACGTTCAACGTTCAACACTCAACCTTCAACGCTGGCGCTCGATTGCCGCCCGCGCAAGGATCACTTGGCCGGTCAAATAGAGCCACATCCCGAGCGCCAGAAATGCGCCGGCAGCCGGGTAGCCGGCCCCGCCCGAATTGTGGTCGTTCTCGATCGTCGTGAAGAGACCGAACACGAAGCAGAGCGCGCCTATCGCCCAGGCTACCTTGGCGATGGACACGAACCCGTCGCCCTTCGAGGCAAGGGGTTCGGCCTCAGCAGATGACGCCCCATCCCTCGCCGAAGGGCCGGATGCCTGGACCGGCTCGGCGGCGTCCTGCAGCAACGTGGGCCACTGCGTTACGGGCAGCCACTGAGCCCCGCCTTCCTCGGCGAAGAGGATGTCCGGCCCAAATCGGCCCGACTTGACCATCTCGTCGAGCGCCTCGAAGTCAAAAGGGCCTTCGCGCTTCTCACCGACCATTAAGTAATAACTGCTCATACTTCCTTCCTGATTTTTTTTGGCAGGGTTGGACAGCCTTTGTCCCACCACTGGACGGCAGGATCATCGCCATGAAGAAACGACCGATCATTACGTTGGAGCCAGATCTTGAGCTCATTGCGGGCCAGTGGACGGCTTCACAATGCCGGGCCGCCGCGAGGATCTATGCCCGGTGGCTTCACCAGTTGCGCGTGAAGGCGAAGATTCTCGATGCCCTTGCGGCTCGCGAGAGGCAAGCTCGCCTGCACGGCGTCCGGCCTCCGCGATGCCGGCGGCCAGATCTGAACTGACTGGATGGCCAGAGTTGTCGAGCAAAGGCGGCCTGAGGGCCCCTTGCTCTGTTTCCGCATCGCCGGGGGCCTCGGGGGCATTGGGCGCAATTCCGCGCGCCCGGAGCGCCAGTTCCTTGACGATGGCTTGAAGATCGGGCACCAGACGCGGCCAATGGTCCGCTTCTGTCGTGATCAGTCTTTTGGCCAGGTCAGCGAGATGACGCGCCAGTGTGTCGGTCGCCATGATCGAGTAAACCCGACTGGCCTCGCCCGGAATGGCATCCATGCCGTGGGGCGGCCCCTCACCGCCTAGGAGCCATGCCGGGCTCACGTCGAGCGCCGAGGCGAGCTTCTCCAAGATTGAGCCGGTCGGTTTTGCCCCCTTCTCGTATTCAACGATAGCCCGTTTCGACACGCCGGATCTCGCGGCCAACCCATCCTGTGTGAGTTTCAGCCGTTTACGCCTCAAAAACAGCCGCTCAGAAAATTCCATATTTTTGGACTTTTGTTGTTGACCACCAATCAACGAGCGCATAAAGTTGCAGTAGTTATATACGGCCATGCCCGCGAACACAAGCAAAAACTCAGGCTATCTGGATCTCCGCGTTAGGTTGATCCGCCGAGGTTACACGCTCCGGTCATTCGCCCTCCAGCACGGTTACTCGGTCCCGACCGTCTATTGCGCAGCCAAGGGCTCTAGGAAGGGCATCGTAGCCACCAGAATCGCAAAACACCTGAAGACTTTCGCCTATGCCACCCCCGAGTAAGTCACTCTCCATTGTGGCGACGCTCTCGCGTCCAGAATGGCCGGCATTCTCGCAGGCCAGAAAACGGAGATCCGCTCCGCACTTACTTCCAGCAGCCGCGCCACGCTGGTGATTGCCTCATGACCACTGCCGCTCCAATCCAAGCATGGTTGCCGCTCAAGGTTGAGCTGAGGCTGCCAACGTTGTCGATGACTGGGGCGCGGTCACTCTTGGGCCTGCACGAAAACCTCATCAAAGAGCAGACCGAGCTCGGCGCCCTCATCGCCTGGGATATTTCCCGCTCTGGCACTGGTCGGCGCGAATACCGTTTCCTGGCCGCCTCGGTCAGAGCCTGGCGCGAGGCCCGGACCTTCGATGAGCCCGAGATCGTCAAGCTCGTCTATGGGGTCAAGCCAGGCGAGCGGCCGGCCTTCCTCTACGGCTCTTGGTTTTGCCGCTGCTGGAACTGCGATTCGGGGCACACCATCAACCTCATTGAGGACAAGGTGCTCGCGCTTGTTCCCAAGACCGATTACAGCCGGGGGCGCGGCCGGACGCCGTGCATCACCTGGTCAAGCGCCCTGGACTTCCTAAAAACCCGGAGGCTCACATGACCACGAACAGCAGACCATGCCCCTGCGGGTGCGGCGAGATACTCCGCCCTTACAACGGACAACGGCGGCTGGTCTGCTCCTGGATTTGGCAGCGCGTTCCCCATCAGGACCGGGCCGCAATCATGTTGCCCGGCCACTCGGCCGCCGAGTGGCGGGCCGCCGCGCGCCGCGTCCTGCGGCGGGCCTGGCTGTGGAAACGAACTGGCCTGCCAGTTGCCGCAAGGATCTAACCGCAAAGAACACAATGAACGAAGAAATGGAATCACTCGAACGGGCGCTTTTGATGCGGATGCTCGAGGACACGCTGGGCCTGGCGCTGGCCATGGCCAAGATCGGGAACCTGCACATGGCGCGGCTGGAGTTGGCCGACGCAGTCGAGAAGCTCAACCAGATCGAGGCGCTCGAAGCCGTGGCGTCGACGCCGGCCGCGCTGGCGCCAGCCTTGGAAGTCTAGCCGCATGAACACAGTCCATACCAAGGCCATGGAGCGGAGCGACATCCCGATGCCGCATCGGGACAGTCTGCAACCCGCGATAGCGGCGATCGGAAGATGTCCGACGTGCCGTTACCTGACGGTGCCAGGGTGCGCGGACCTGCCCAGAAGAAACAACCGGCCCGAAGAGGGTTGTCCCGCTTGGTTCGACGCGAAAAAGGGCGGTGAGGATTTGCTTCCCAGGAGCGAGATGACGCCGGAAGTGGCCGCCCGGTGGGCGGCGCGCGATGCGAGGACTGCGGCGCTCTCCCGAGACGCCGCTACGGCGGATGGTGATGTCTCCGTGCTGAGCGCGGACCAGGCCGCGCGGGTGGACCGGGCGAAGTCGTATTACGCCGGGATGAAGACCACCGCAGGGAAAATGGGCGTGTATGGTTTCCTTTTTGGGCTGGAACTACGGGCGCTGAAAGCATCCACGGCAGGGGACCACGGCCAATGGATGAAGTTCACCGCCGCGCATTTCCCCGGCATCCTGCACCGCTCCATCACCTGGTTTATGGACGCCTCCGCCAAATTGGAAGCCGCTTCCAATTTGAACAGCAAAGGCCATGCCACATTGCCCACAGTAGGTAATATCCAGTTGTTGGCGGACGGCTCTCTGCCGAAGCCCGTTGAAGAGAAAGTGCAGGCGGCCTGGCATGAATTCGCGGAGGGCAAGACGGTCACGCAGTTCCTCCGGAACATCGGCGCCATCCGGGAGAAGCAACCGCAGGAACATCACAACCCGAAGCCGCGGACAACAGACGAAGAACTGGAGGATCGGAAAAAGGCGGTGTTCCAGGTCCACAAGGACCTGCGGGCGGACGTCAACCTCATGATCGGCAAAATCACGGCCACGGATGGCGAGGGCGACATGATCACGCTGACGGAAACGAGCGAGTGGAAGGAAACCCTCCGCACGTTGCGGCGGCTCACCAAGCTTATCGTCCCCCTCACGAAGCGCAAATTGACCGTCGCCGAGAAGAAGCAGCAGATCAAGGCAATTCAAAAGGCAGAGGGCAACCGCTAATGGACGCTAATGAACGCTAATCCAGCCATTGAAAAGAAGCAAACGGAGGGAACGAAGGGGCCTTCGTTTTCTTCGTTGCCTTCTGTTAAATCGGATCGCGAGTCCTTCCTGTTCTTTATCCCGCCAGACCAGGCGCGCGCGTACGCCGGCACCGTCAGCGACAAGGAGCTGGTGGAATGCCGCCGCCTGCTGGCCGCGCTCGATAAAGTGCATCAATCCAAAAAGATTCTGCCGGCCTGCAAGCGCCTTTCAGCGGAGTTGCAAGGCCGCTGGTCACCGGAGCACATCCGCGCCAAGTATTACCAGTTCACCAGGACCGGCGACACCATGCGCGGCTATAAGAAAGGCGACTGGCGCATCGCGTTGAACAAGGCCAAGGCCCGGATCGACCGCGGCACGTTCTCCACCGACGCCGACACCCCGATAGGCCGCCGCAAGGCTTTCATCGAACTCTGGCGCAAGCTCGGTGGGCAAAATCAACAGGACTGGTCGGCGGCTTATGACGAACTTTTGCAGATTTGGCGCACTGGCTACGGCTTCGCCCGCGACGCCGGCACCGTCAAATACACTTCGATCCCTGGCTACCCCGAGTGGCCCAAAGAGGACCCCGCCTTCCATCATCCCTATGGTTGGTCTTACGCCAACCTGATGCGTTTCGTTTCCGATATCTACGACCAGACCGCGGAACGCATCGGCCAGGGCAAGGCGACGGAGCACTGCGTCCCCGTGCTGACCAGCCGCGTGGGCCTGCCGTTCAGCAAATACGTCGAGTTCGATGACAAGCAGTTTAACGGCAAGACCATGTTCCAGAAAAAGCCGATGCGCCCCTTGGCCTTCGGTGCGGCGGAAGTCCTCACCGATGACATCTGCGCCTTCGGGATGAAACCCACTTTGTGGGATTACGAAGAGGAGGTCAAACGCATCCTCACCGAGCGTGAGTTCATGTGGTTCTTCGTGAGTTGGCTCACCGATGTCGGCTACCGCGCGGACATCGGCACGATTGCGATTTGCGAGCGCGGCACCTCCCGCATAGCCGGCGACCGCAAAGGCCGTCCGATAACCGACGCGTCGCGGACCGACCTGGAGAAACGCATTTACGACGCGACTGCCGGCAAGGTCACCATCTACGTCGGCGGCCGGCACGGCAAGCCCGCGCACGCCGGCCAGTTCCGGGGCCAGCCTCGAGGCAACTTCCGGACCAAGGCCATTGTCGAAGGCATCTGGGCCATCATCGATGGCCAGATGGCGTCCCTGCCTGGCCAGATGGGCCGGGACCGCGAGCACGCCCCGGAGCAACTTTACGGAGCGGAGAAATACACCGCCGCCGTTTTCCGCCAGGTCGAAGCCCTCGAGAAGGCCGGCACGCCCTTGAGCCCGGAGCAGATCGAAATGCTCAAGTTCCCATTCCCTCCTTACCAGCAGTGGCAACAATGGGCGCTCGATGCCGTCCACCGGATCAACACCACGCGCCGCCACAGCATCCAGGGCTGGGACAAGTGCGGTTACGTGCAGCCAATCTGGCGGCTGGCCGATGGCGATCCGGAGACCGACCCCGCCTCGCGCTGGCTCCGTCATACCCAGTTCCTGGCGCTCCAGGAAAAGGACCCGGCCAAGGCCGCCATGGTGCAGGCGCTGCTCGACTCCAACCCGGCCCTGCTGAGCAGCATCCGGCTGAGCCGACACGAGGTCTTCGAGGCCAATCGCCACTTCTTGACCAAGCTCCCCTGGGAAATGGTCCCGGCCATGGTCGGCCTAGAGAACGCCGTCAATGGCGGCAAGCCCATCACCGTCGAAAAGGGCCTGCTGTCATTCGAGTGCGCGGAGATCGCTCCCGACCGCATCCACTTTTACGCGCGGGATGAAAAGTCCAGCGCCGGTCAGTTCCTCCCCAACGGCGAGAAATACGTCTGCTGGGTAAACCCTTATGCGCCGTCGCGCCTGGTCGCCGTCACCGTCCAGGAGGGCAAGATCAAAGTGGCCGCCGTATGCCCGCGCTACGACCTTGGCAACAGGACCGAGCCGCACACCATCGAGCGCCTTCTGGGCGACCAGAGCGCCTTCCAGGCCGCCGCCAGGACGAGGATGAACCTCCGCCACCCCGAACAGGCCGCCGAGAAAAAGGACATGCTCGAAAACAACCGCGCCCTGCTCAGTGATCCACGTGGAACAAAAGCCGACCCGGCCACGGCCGCTCCCGGCCCCGATTGCACTCAGGAACTCCTCGAGCGGGAAACGGCGCTCAAACCCTCCGACGAAACCTGGTAGTCCCTCAATCCTCACCTCTAAACCCTCAACCCGATATGACCCCTCCACCCAACGCCAACCCACCTGAACCAACTATGCCAGCCAATAGCCCGCCCGGAAAATGGGCGCTGTCCGATTCGGACCGCGCCATCCTGTTGAGGCTCAAAGCCGAAATTGAAAAAGAAGCGAGCGCCGCCGAGTTCGCCCGCCTCTACCTGCCGTTTGGACAGAGCAAGCTCAGCAAGATGCTCAACGCCATCGAGCCGGACCCCAAGGACAACTATCTCCAGCAAGTCTCCGCCGAGACCTGGCGGGCCGAGATGGAACGGATCGCCGGCATCCTGGAGGACCTGCCGCGCCAGCGTGAACTCCAAGAGCGCCTCAACAGCCAGGTCATCATCGAGCTCTCCCAGTTCCGGGCCGTGCGCGTCGCCGTGGAAGAGTGCCGCGCCAAGGAATCCCCCGAGCGCCTCGTGAAATATCTGGCGCCGACCGGGGGCGGCAAAACAATGTTATGCAACTATTTGGCCAAGACCTGCGGGGCCAAGCCTGTAGAGGCCCGCGAATCCTGGCGGGCGGCGTGCGCCACCGAGCGGCGCCGCTCCTATTCCACCGCCCTCCGGGACATCGCCAGCGCGCTCAGCTTCAGGACCAACGGCGAGACCAGCCCCATCCTCCTCGAGAACCTGCTGATCAAAGGGCTGAGCAAGCAGAAGACAATCCTGGCCATTGACGAGGCCGAGTTCTTCGGATTGCAGGCGTTGAACGGGCTCAAGCTTTTGCTCAATCGGACCGGCCTGGTCCTCGTCTTGTGCGCCATCCGCGCGGCCCACGACCGGTGGAACTATTGGTATCCGGTCGAGGCCGAGCAACTGGACCGCCGCACCCACGCCGTCATTCAGCTCACCACCATCGCGCCGGCCGACGCCGCCAAGTTCTTTCCCGCAAATCAGTTCGCGGAGACTGAGCCGGCCGTGCGGGCCATCTCCGAGGCCGCCAGCCACTTCGGCCACTACAGCCTTATCCGCCGCGTGGCCGCCAAGTTGGGCCGCCACGAGCGCGCCGACGTCAAGGAGGTCAAGGAAGCCATCCGCTCAGCCTTGGCCCAAATGAACCGAACCCCGGCGCCGTAACCCCCTGTCTGAGTCCCCCAAAAAAAACAATGAAAACAAACCCTCCAGTAGAAACCACACTCCTCAGCGACACGAAAGCCCACACGAAGCCGGCCTCCGAGCGGCCGGCTCGATTCTGCGAATCCGAAATCATCGTCGCCTTTTCTCTCGACGTTGACCACAAATACAAAATCACCGGCCGGTGCGACGTCAGCCTGGCAGACTCGGAGCGCGCCATCTGCATTGCACAAACTGCCTTCGTCCAATCCCTCCGAAACGCTCCTTGGGGCCGCGGCAAGACCGAGGACGATTACGAACACATCAGCTTCAAGCTCGAAGGGTGGTTCATAGACAACACGCCCGACACCGTCACCACGACCGTCGCCAGCGAGGCGTTGAGCTTCGTCGAGCCGAAGGAAATCGTCCTCACCGGCTTCGACCAGATCTGCGCCGACCTGGTCAAGAAAGTGCAGTCGCACTTCCTCGCCACGCTGGCGGCCCTCAAAATCCCAATCGACTGAATCGCATCTCTCCTATGGCTCCCAAACTTCTAATCAGAGCCGAGGGCGGCCGGATCCATCTTGCCGGCCCGAACGGCCGCCCGATCTGTGGCGGCGGCGCCGGCGGCGCTTCCGCCGGCTGGAACTACGCCATCGGCGAGGTTGATTGCCAGGCGTGCGCCGCGATCGTGGCGCGCCAGGACTTCAAGGCCGCCCCAGACCTCGACATGGCCCGGCCTTGCGTCGTGGACGCCGCTGTTGGGTCAGCCGCGATCCCCCTGTCCGCCTGGGACTCCGTCTCGCTCTCGGCCCCGAAAGACCTGGTCGCGTTCGCGGAACTGACGGCGTCCGAACTCCTGACCCCGCAGCACTGGCGGGATTACCGCCGCTTCATCGGCCAGGTTGAGCTCAGCAATGACCAACAAATCAGGCTGCCCCACCCTGGCCGGTTCGAAATCCCGATGCTGGCCGCAATCCTCGTCAGTTACGATCTCTCGGTCATGGTGAGGCCTGGCGGCAATTGCTTCTCGGTCTCACACGCATTTTCGGCGCAGAAGGCCTCCTTCTTCCTGCCGGTGGACATAGCCGACTCTCTGGACCATCAGCTTGAGCACGCCCGCGCCTTCCTCCGCGGTATCCTCGTCGAGGCCACCATGGACACCGTGGCCAAGATCCAGAAATTCTGCGCGGCCGAGCCCGCGCACGTCCGCGAAAGCATCAACGCTCGCCTCACGACCATGTCGGCCCGACTGATGGGCCGGCTTCCAAAACTGTAACCAAGGAAAAAACAGACATGAAAACACTGACCATTGCCTCGCCCGAGGCCGTGGATGCCGCCGTGGCGGACGTCGTGCGCAAACGCATCGAGCACACCGAATTGACCGCCGGCAAGGACGGGGACGTCGCTCTCATCGAGCAGGCGTTCCAAAAAAAGATTGCGCCGGTCCTCGAAGACATTGGGCGCCTGGAGACGGCCATCCAGGACTATTGCCTCGCCCACCGGGCAGAGCTTTTCCCGGACAAGAAGAGCCGAGAGACTACGTTGGCCGAGTTCGGGTTTGAGATCACGCCGCCGCGCGTGGAGACATCGAGCAAGAAGGTCCGGTGGAAGGACGTGCTGGCCAGACTGCTTCGGTTGGCATGGGGCAAAGCCTATATCCGGGAGCCCGAAGCCCAGGTGGACAAGCAGGCGCTGTTGGCGGACCGGGAAAAGCTCTCCCCCGAACAGTGCATGGCGGCCGGGATCCAGTTCTGCCAAGACGAGCAGTTCTTCATCCGGCCCAAACCTGAAACCGCCAAACTGCAGGAGGGCGCATGAGCGACATGTTCAGCGACACGCAAATGGACGGCCTGTCAAACGAGGACAAGGCCAAAAGGGCGATCGAACACGTGCTTCGCATCATGAATGAGAACCACGAAGTCGGCTACCACCTCGGACTCGGAACGCAGTCCTTCGCCCTGCTCACTGAGGCAGCCGCCGCGTTGTGGGGCGAGCCGGTCGACCAGGTCCGCCACAAACTGGCTCCCCGGAGTGTCGAGCGAGCCGCCACGGAACTCATCCATGAAATCGACGCTTACCTGGCGACCGTGCCGTTCAACGATATAACCGGCTGCCGGGTCAAAGAAATCCTGGCAAATAAGTGGCGGGAAAAGGAGGCAACATGATGCCGCTGATTCGCTATCCCTTATTGCCGAGTCGCCGGGCGCCAAGGCGGTTCTTGCTCCGTCGCGGATTTGCCATTTGCGGTCTGTGTGCCGGCACGTTGCTCTTCGGCGCCGGCATCGGGTGCCTGGCGGCCTGCTGTGACCTGGCCAGGCTAATTCTGCTCATCGCGATCTTGATGTGGTTCGCCTGGGCGCTGTTTCGCGGCCTGCGTTAACCCGTCCAATCCTCAACCCTCAATCCCAATGATCCCCATCGACCTCGTGACTGACGGCAACTGGCCCGTTGCCGCGCTCTGCCCCCAGGCGCTCACCCCGCAACAGCGCGACATCCTTTATTCGCTATTGCCCGCCGAGAGCTTCCGCCATCCGGCTCTCGCCGGCCGCTGGGCGCTCGCCGAGGTGCTGGCTCCACAGGCCTGGGCCAACGAGCAGGCGAAACGGACCCCGATGCTGAAACCCCGCTGTGTGCGGGTTAATTTCCCATGAACCCGACCAAGTTCGACAGCCAAACGCCCCCGAGTCAGAGGCAACATCGGCGCGCGGCTCGCCTCGGCGGCTCCGTTGCCGATTTTGACATGGCCGCCCGCGTGGTCCGGTTTGCCTGCCGTAAGTTCGCGGTGACATCGGAGCAGCTCGAAAAGTACGGCACGACCCGGTCCGTCCGGTTCGCTCAATCGGTCGCGGCCTGGCTTGTGCGCCGCTACACGAGCTACGATCTCAAAACCATTGGCATCCTGTTCAACTTCAGAGCCCGCACCATCGCCGCCTGGCTGGCCAAGCTTGAAGAGGACGTCCAGGCCAGTTGCGCCCTCGGCCGGGAAATGGTCGCCCTCGATTGCGCGTTCCGTGCTTTCGAGGACGGGCTGGGCGGCGATGACAAACCCTTCTGAGCCTATGAGCGTCCGCTACAAAGCCAAGCGCCGGCTCCGCTATTATGTGCGGCGCCAAGTCTGTCAGAAATGCGGAGGCCCCCACGCAATCGCCTGCTTCCTGCCCGAGCCGCCGCGGCTGATCTGGAGCCACGGCAGAGGATCTGAACGGGCCAAGGCCCGCGAGCGCGCGCCAGATGAGGTGCTTTGCCGCAAGCACGCCCAGGAGGCCGGCTACTGCCGTTCCTGCGGTGATTTTTGGGCTGGCATTGAGAGCTTCGATTTTGGCCATCCGGGCCTTTGTGACCACTGCTATGACCAGGTTCGAGCGGACGAGGCCTGGGATGAAGAGCCGGACGATGACTACTACGCCGCCCTAATGGAGCTTTGCCAATGAGGACGCGAACTTCGAACTCGCTTACTGACCCGGCAACACAAGTGTGTCACCTAGGCGCGGTTGATCCCGAGCGAGCCGCTGTCGTCGCGAGGTTGGAGATCTTGGAGGCCTGGATGGCGAAAGGTACTTCGGAGATCTTGCAACTGCGAGAAATGCTCGAGGAGTTGGTAAAACCCTGGCGCAAGGAGTCAGCCAACTGGGACACGGTAGTAGAGTGCGCGAAGGGACTTGTCCGCGAATATTTTCGGCTCTCGCGGGATGATTTGGCGTTGCGATCGAAGGCTGAGCACATCGTGTGGCCGCGGTTCCACGCCATGCGAGTCGCCAGGGACTTCACACCTCTCTCTCTCGATCAAATCGGTCGCCGCTTCCGGTTGGGGGATCGCCTAATGGATCATGGAAACGTGTTGCATGGCCTGCGCGCCCTGAAAGAGCGTGCTGAGGTCTGCGGCCAGACCAGGGCGACCGTGGAACGGCTGGCTGACCGCTTCGCCATGCTAACCGGGCTGAGACAGATCAAGCATTAAGCCCATGACCGCCAAACAACGCATGTCAATCCTCCTGGACCGCTGGCCCCGCGCCTGCCGAGCCCAGGGTTGGGATCCCCAGGACCGCGACCGCCGCCTCCAGGTCATCAGCCAGGCCGTTGGCCGTCAGGTCCTCAGCATGAACGACCTGGACAACACCGGCGACATCGACCACGTCTATGCCCACCTGGGCATGTTCGCCGACAAGGTGGCCCTTACGGTCGAGACGCTCCCAGCCGAGCTGATCACTGTCACGGCCGGCCGCGACCATCAACGGCGGCCTAACCGGATCCTTACCGCGGACACTCCAGGCTTCCGGCGCCGCCTCCTCTGGCGCATCCGCAAACACGCTGAGCCGCTCGGCGGCGATGCCTATGTCCTCGCCCTTCCCCAGTGCGCCCATATTTGCGCCGGGCTCAGCGCTCTGGACGATCTTCCCACCGAGAGTCTGCACCAGCTCATGATGACGCTGAACGTGCGCCGCCGCGCCAGGGCCGCCAAACCCACGGAACCGGCGCCCGACTTGGCCGCGGTCAGCGAGAATCAACCCTTCTGAGCGCATGAGCAAGAAACCCAAGCTCGATCCCCCCAGTGAAGAATTCGCTGATGTCCTCTGCGACGGCGGCACACCGGCTGCCGAGTGTGAATTCTGCGGGGTTACCCATTACGTCGGCTCCGGTCATTACATGGATGAGGGTGAGCTTGAATGTCTGCAGCAGGCGGCCAAAGCGGAGCCCGAAAAATACCAGGAGAACAACACCAGCGATGCCATCTCCTTCGGTTACATTGATGGGCGCCGATTCGTCTGGGGCTGTCCCTGCAACTCAGTCCGGAAGTATGAGGACTGGATCAACAACCACCGCACCTTGATCCTGCGATACTTCGAGCGTGTGCGTTCTGCCAACGAAATCGAACTCAACAGACTGACGGAGCAACTGCGCGCCGCCACAAGGGAATGACCGGTGAATCTTCTGGACGCAACTGTTACCCTGTTGGACGCGGTTAAGACATTCGCGCCCGATACGGTCGAGATCAAGCGGGCCGCCAGGAGGATGGAGAAGCGCCTGCTTGTGCTACAGGTCCGCGCCGCCAAGTCTTTACGGCGCCGTCGATGGAATGCCTTTTACGAGGCCAGCGCCATGACCGGCGACGTCGTGAGAGTAGAGGGTTGCATCAATCATCACGGGCCTCCCAAGTGCCAGCACTGCGCTTACCAGTTCGACTTTGGATCATTCGTCCGAGAAGCAGACATCTGCGGACGGGCCCACATCAAACAGCTCTACTGCCCCGCCTGCGGTTACCACATGATTGGCCTTTCCCCGCCAGAGGAGGCCGTTGACCCATGACCCTCCCCTCCGATCTCGTCTCCACGATGTATGCCGACTACCAGCGTGGTTGTTCGCTGGCCGGTCTGGCCCGCGCCTATGGACACGACCGCGGATCACTCCGGAAGGTCTTCCAGCGCCGCGGCCTCGCCGTCCGGCCGCCCCTCCCTCCAAATCGCCATCTGCCAAACGGCTGTTGGGCCCCCCACACTCCGGCTACGCCGGCCCAAATCGATGTCATGATTGCCGGCCTAACGCGGATCATGATACCGCCTCAGCTCAAGGTTGAGTGGCGGCATTGGCCGATGAACAAGCGGGCCGAGTTCATTGCCCGCGCACGGCGCAAGCTGAAGCGCGGGAAGGAGCGCCCGCAGGAGCCGTTCTCCAGCAACGTCGAGCCGTTCGACTATACGACGCCCCGTGCCTGGGACATCGCCCGCGCGGCCAATGCCGGCCACGACTCTGGGAGCGCCCCAGTCAAACTCAAGTTGGCCAGCCGGGGAGTGATCTGGCACCGTCGGCTTTTCTTTTGGTCCCCAAAGGGGGACGGCTACTACCCTGGACCTTTCAAGCCCGGCACCGGCCGCCCCGCGCTCCATCACACCATCTGGGTGCAGCACAATGGCCGCCCGGTCCCGGCCGGCTACACCGTGATCTGCGTGGACGGGAATAAAAACAACCTGTCCCCGCGCAACCTCGGCTTGCGGTCCAGGGCCGATTGCGCGCGCCAAAACGCCATGCGCTATCGCGCGGCCAAATCGCGTCGCGCCATCTCGGCCCTCCTGTTAAATCAACAAAACGGTAATCATGACAACCGCAACGCAATCGACTCCCTTCGCACCCGGACTCAGCCCGCTCCTCGCCATTGACGCGGCCGAGCGCCACCGGCTTGGGATCTATGGACCAGGCGAGCCCCTTCCTGTGGCCAGGAACGGCGTCACCGCCGCCTCGCTCGGCAAGGTCCAGTCCATCTGGATGGACATCACGCCAGACCTGGCCAGGCGTTGGATCAAGAATAACTTCCACAACCGCCGGGTCCGCGAAGACGTCGTGAAGGCTTATGCCCGCGACATGCTCCGCGACCAGTGGACGGCCACGCACCAGGGCATTGCCTTTGATGACCGTGACGAACTGATCGACGGCCAGCACCGCCTCTTGGCCATAATCCTCAGTGGGCGCACCGTCCGCATGATGGTGACCTTCGGTCTGCCGAGCGCCATCGATGGCCGGGAAATGACCACGATGGATTGCGTGGATCGTGGCGCGACCAGGTCGGTTGGGGATCAGTTGACCATCCAGCACGGACTGAAGCGCGGCAGTGTCATTGCCTCGCTCTGCATGGGCGTGGCCAATCTCTGTTGCCCTCAGCGCACGCGGCGGCTCTCGGTTGGCCAGACGCTCGAGGTCTATAGGGCCTTCGAGCCAGCGGTGGACTACGCCGTTCTTCACCGGCCGCGAACCATTGGCCTGCGGACGGTCGGCATCCATAGCGCCTTCGCCTTCGCCTTGATGACCGAGAGCAAACCCGGAACCGGTGCTGACTTTTGGGAAAGCCATACTGCCCTGTCGGATCTCTGCGCCAAGATCATGACGGGTGAAGGGATCGAGCCTGGCTCGGCGGCCCGCCAGCTTCGCGACTTCGTGACTTCCGAAGAAGCCAAGCTGTTCACCAGGTCTCTCGACCGTGGTCTTGCCGAGTTGACCCTGCAAGCTCTCTGGTTGGAACTGAACCACGTAAAGGTGCATAAGCTCGAGCTTGGCCAGGACGGCGTTCTTCACTTCCGGTCATTGCAAGCGGACCGTGTCCGGCAGGTTGCGGCCATATTCAGTCTGCTGGAGGACAAACCCGTCCGTCCGGTTAAACAGCCGGCAGAGCAAGAACAACCGCCGCGGCCAACCCTCGATCGCATCATGGCCGCCGTGGAACAGCAATTCCGTATCAGCCGAGTCATTCTAGCCGGTAAGGGCACCGACCCAGATGTCGCCTGGCCCCGCACCGCGTTCGTTAGCCTTGCGCTCTCTTACGGCTTTCCGCCCTGTGCGACCGGCCAGTTCATCCACCGGACCGGCGAGGCCGTCCTCAGCGTCCACATCCCCAGGAAACACATGAGCGCGGCGCAGATCAAGATCCTGGGCGCCCTCAAGGCCAGACTCGGCAACTAACGGTGAACCAGCCCGAACTCCAATTCACCCTCGACCTAGATGACCAGGCCGCCCTGCGCGCCTGGCTCGCGCGACATGGCTGGCAGACGCGCCACGAACTGACCTCCGGACTCAATTGGTCGGAACGCAAAGTCCGGCTTATCGCCGAATCCCTCGGCGCCGACGTCGTTCGCGGCCAAGCCGGCTACCACCTAACCGACACACTCACGCGCGATGACCTCCCGGCCGCCACCCAGGCCCGTGACGCCGCGCTTAGCCAGGGTAAGCGCATGATCCGTTACGCCCTCGCACTCGGTCGCCGCCTCCACGCGCTCATCAAATGACCTTTATGCCCGACTTCATCGCCGCCGATGGCTCCTGCTGGGAGGCCAAGCCCTTGCCCTTGCCCGATGAGCCACCGAACCCGCCACCCTCGCCCGAGGTAGAAGACCCGCCTGCCGATGAAACCAGACCAGCCAACTGACCGCCCGCGCCAGGACACACCCGAGGACCTGGTCAACCGCCTCCTCGACTTTGTCCGCCACCACTTCTACGGCGATGCGACGGCAAAGAAGTGGGCCCAGGATTCCAACTTCATCCGCCGCTACGTGATTCTCTGGCCGGCCCGCTTCATCAACAGCCATGGTTTCACCCTCCCTGCCGCGCGCTACCAGGCCATCATGCTCGAGGTCCTAATGGACGTGGTCCGCAAGGGGAATACGGCCACCGTGAAATACTGGCCCGGCTACCTCACGCATTGTGTCCAGGAACACTGGCACCACCACTGGGAAGAATACTATGGCGAGGCCAAGAGTATGCGCGCCAAGGTCGAGGCCCTCCTGCTCCGCTGTAAGCCCGTTCCACGCGAAGACCAAACCGTCGAGGCCCTCGCCCTGGCCCACCAGGTCCTCACCGCCAAGCGCCGCAAGGGGCAACAGCCCGCCGCCCGTTCACCCCAGAAACAGCTTCCCCTCTTTGGCCTATGAACCTCGTTTCAATACACTTTCAGACGCTCGGAATTTGCCCTGCAAAGCCCCTGAAACTGTGTCGATCCTCTGCGAACGGCCGGACGTCCCACCAAAACTGTATCAGACCGCTATTCCAGCCCGCTCCCCCTCGTAAGTGCCTGCCAGACGCGCTATTGCGCGCTATTCGCCCCTAAAACGAACTGCATTGGCCCGCGCGCGAGACTCTTCTTCCCGCATCGCCGGATT